TCAGTTGGGCGTCATGATGACTGGTGGCGCAAGTGGAGGCGGCACAGTAGTTCACAACCATTTGAACCAGGTAACGATTAACTCAAATCAAGACCCACATCAAATAGCAAGAGAGGCTAAGAAGCAGATGGACCGTGGAGCAAAACTAGCAGACGCAAGAATTGCAAATGCTCAACGTCCAGCTGGCCAGCTAAATAGAATGAACCATGCTTTTAATTAAGGATTAACGATGACAGCATTTGGAGGATTAAAGCCACAAAATCAGTCGCAGCAAACACAGCAGACGATGACCTATCGTGTCCTGGCATACAAATATGGCAATGGCTACGAAGCAATGCTACCTGATGGAGCTAATGCGCAGATTGATACCTGGACAATATCATTTGACAACTTGAATGCCGCTGACAGTGCAACGCTAACAACTTGGTTGCAAGCAAATCCACCTTGGGTTCTATGGAATGGCGACGGTGTAATTCTTCCGTCCAATAAAACCTATTCAGTAACCGTGGATGGATGGCAAGTAACTCCAATGCCAGGCAACGTTAATGGCTTTACATTCAATGTAGCGCAGAGGTTTTAATGACAACACCAGCAATTAAAACAGAACTAGCAGTGCTCCACTCATCAGATGGATTAGTAGACCTATTCTGTCTTGACGCAAGTGCATTAGGTGGTTCAGTCGAGTATTTCTCACCACAATGTTACTCCGATGGAACGCTACTATCATGGGGCGGACAGGCTTACCAACTAGTACCAATTGGTATTGATAGCCTTGAGAAGAAAGCAACAAACTCACAACTACCACAACCATCATTGACGATCTCAAATGTGGGTGCCCCAGTCCTTGCACAAGTTGTTGCACTAGGCGATTTGACCAATGCGAAGCTTACTCATTGGAAGACGAAAGTCTCGTACCTGGATGGTCAAGCAAATCCAGATACAACAAAGTTCATTGGTCCAGAAGTCTGGTACATCTATCAAAAGACTGCACACAATAATCAGATGATTCAGTGGACACTCTCTTGTCCGATTGATATGCCTGGTTACATGTTCCCAGTCAGGCAGGTATTGAAGTATCAAGGTATCAATCCAGGTCCGGGAGACACATATTTTCCTGGTGTCTCAGCATATCGAATCGCGGGGTCTTAACATTTAGTAGTGCAAAACAAATGCCGTCATAAATAACGGCATGAAACAAACAACATCAAAACAAAAAGAGGCAGCCGCCGCCTATGCAAGAAAGTGGAGAGCTAGGCATCGAGATAAGATAAATGCTCGTGAACGCCAGCAGATTAATCTTGTCACTGGTTTGAAAGAGTGGCCACAAGAATTCCTTCAACGCAAGGCGGATAAACAGAGAGCACGACTTGCTGGTGATGTGGAATACCGTCAGCAAAAGAATCAATACGGTATTCAACGGAGAAAGAGCAATCCAGAAGTAGGACGTAAGTATCGTTTAAGTGGTTGCCATCAGCGAGCTAAACGTAAGGGTTGGGAATTCTCAATCACTGAAGCGGACATTACTTGGAACACGGTCTGTCCAATCCTTGGTATCCCTCTGAATTACACAAACAGCGCTCAACTAGATGACAGCCCATCAGTCGACCGCATCGACAACTCAAAAGGATATATACCTGGCAACGTAATCGTAATCAGCTGGAAAGCAAACAATCTCAAGTCCAACGGCGAACTTCCAGATTTTAAAAAGCTAGTCGCTTGGATGGAATCAAATGTTAACAGATGAAGCACTGAAACAATTTAAGGAGCATGTACTAGCAGAATATCCGAAGGAAGCTGTTGGTGTATTAATCGGAGACAAGTACTACCCATGTACGAATGCACACTCTCAACCAGAGCTTCATTTTTGTCTTGACGGAAAAGAACGATACCAAAAAGAAGCGAAGTACGGTCCAATTCGAGCAATCCTACATTCACATCCCTATAAGCTCTCCGAAAGCAAGCACTTCTACACAGAGAAGTACAACCCTTGTTGGCCGTCTGTTGACGATCAAAACTCATACCTCAATGACGATGTTCCATGGGGAATCATTGCGACAGACGGTGAGGGGTTTTCAGAACTCATTTGGCTTACTGATAACCTTCCACTAGCAAAGCGTCAATTTGCTTGGTTCACAGCAGATTGTTATGCCTGCATTCGTGATTGGCATAGAGACAACACTGGCATTGTGCTCCCTAACTTCACCAGAGAATGGCAGTTCTGGAAGAAGGGCATAAATACAATCGAAGATGGAATTGCCACAATTCCATTCGCCACAAAGCATCCAGCCGACCAAGCACAAATTGGGGATGTAGCAGTATTCGCGGTTGGTGGGTCAGAGGTTATAAACCACCTGGGTGTAATCACCGGAGGCAATGACTTCACACACCAATTTGTTGAGCACTACGTAATAACGACAGGCTGGAACCTATGGCGTCCGAAAGCTAAGTACGTGGTCAGATTTAAGGATAAGAATGCTTCGTAAAATATTCATACATGGCTCTCTAAAGAAAGCATCACATATAAGTGAAATGACTCTCGATGTAGACCAACAAAACCAACTGTTCGCTGCGCTTCGCGCTCGTTCTACAAGATTGGATTTGGCACTTCGTAAGCACAGAGAAATAGCTATATGGACAACTGACATTTATGGTGAAAACGCAGAACCGGTTGAGCAAGGCTTTAACTTCGGCAAGGCTCCGCATATTCATATCTGTCCTCACACAGAAGGGTCTGCCTTCATTCCTCTTGTTGTATGGGCAGTTGTGGCAGCTGTTGTTGTTTCTGTAGCTACATCAATGTTAATGGCACACACAACGTCAGGTGCAAACGGAGCAGGTGGAAGCAAGTCAACAATGTTCAATGGTATCCAGAATGGCACAGACCAGGGTGGAGCAATACCAATTGTTCAAGGTAAGCGAGTCCTTGTGGGCAGCACAATCATTGCGAGCGCTGAAGACTATGTCAACCTTATCTAATATTAAGCAGTACGAAGACACCGTTGGAAGTGGCGGCGGTAAGTCTGGTGGAGGTGGTGGCTCGGAAGCTGCTGATACTCTTGTCACCAACGAAATGGTCAAGATTCTAAATCTTCTTTCAGAAGGCGAAGTAAATCTATACACCGGTGATGGCAGGTCAATCTTTCTAAACAATATTCCTCTTCAGAATAGTGATGGGTCTTTCAACTTCGGCAACTACAACGAGACAGTAGAAGCAAACAACTCAACTCTCTATTATGGTGCTGGTTCCACATACTGGGAATATCGAAACGGTGCGGCATCACAAACGCCGATGGACACACCAGCATTCCCATCAGCATCAACAATTTTCACAGTCAATCAGGAAATGACAGGTGGAACAATTTCACCACCAGTTTCAGCATCACCAGTTATCTACTCTGTGACATCACCGTTGGTAGACTACGTAAAAGTAGCAATTTCATTACCTAATGGTATTGGAAATGTTGACGGTAATGGCAACATTGTTGGCGATACAGTTAATTTCGCAATTGATACAAAGGCACATTCAGGCTCTTCGTGGGTTGAAGTACTGAATCACACAATCAATGCGAAGTCTGACAATGCAGCAATTGTTCAGTATCAGGTTAATAATCCTGTATCTGGTTCTCTCTGGGATATTCGTGTCCGCAGAATCACAATAGACAATTCTAATGCTACCCGTAAGAACCAAACCTACGTTGATACAATTGAAGAAGTTCAGCAAATCACATTGCCATACAACGGCATTGCGTATTGTGGACTGGCATTAAATGCCGCAACGATTGGTGGAAGCAATACAAGCATTCCACAGATGTCATTCTTGGTCTCAAAGGGGCCGATTCAAATCCCATCAAACTACAATCCTAATACGTGGACATTTACTGGTGTGTGGGATGGAACATTCACTACTGGTGTAACAGACGACCCAGCCTGGGTTCTTTACGACCTTCTAACAAACCCACAATACGGTGTCGTTCTCTACGGTCGCTTAACAGCTGGAATGATTGACAAGTATTCGTTCTATAACGCATCGGTGTTCAATAACGGTCTTGTCTCAAATGGTAAAGGTGGAACGGAACCACGTTTCACATTCAATGCAGCAATTCAGAATCGTCAAGATATCTACGTCACATTGAACCAAGTCGCAGCAACGTTTAACTCTGTACTTTGTTGGGATTCAGGTCTACTTAAGGTTCTTCAAGACCGTCCAACAAGTTCAATGTATGCAATTACAAAGTCGAATGTTATTGGCTCGGACCCAGTTAAGCCATCTTACTTCAACTATTCAGCCACACCATCAACACAACGTGTAACGGCAGTTAACGTTACCTATACGGATGGAAGCGACCCACAGTTTCTTCCAACGACATGTTCTGTTACCGACTCTACCGGACTTACACGATATGGCTATCAGCCATATAACCTAGCAGCATTTGGTGCAACTACTGAAGGTCAGGCTCTCCGTGCTGGTAAGTATTACCTTTATCAACAGTTATACAACACAGAGCAAGTAGAGTTCCAAACAGGACCAGAAGGTTTCAACTACGCTCTATATGACGTGTTCGATTTATTCGATGATGATTATGCCGGTACAGCGGTCGGTGGTCGTGTTGTCGCAGCGACAACAAACTCTGTTACGTTTGACCAACCAATTACAATTACAGCTTCGTCAAAGGTATCCATCTTTCAACAAGATGGTACTTACGAAACACACACCATCACAAATAGTGCGGGCACATACACGACAGTTAATATCACGGGCACGTTTACGGAAATCCCAACACAGTATGCAACCTACGGTGTTACATCAGCCATTGAACCTCGTCAGTTTCGTATTGTAAATCTTAAGTATGACTCAATAGCAAAGACAGTTGATGTCATAGCTGCGGTATACAATGAGGCGAACTACTCATATGTTGAGAGTGGTGTCGCTGTACAGGCGGGTGTTTATACATTAGCTACTCAAGTTCAGCCATCAGCACCAACAAATGTCGTCACGACGCCAACACAATACATTAACGCAGTAGACAACCAACTGGTTCACGGTGTAAGTGTTGCTTGGGATCGCCCTGCATCACAAAACGTCTCTTACATGATTAAGTGGCGTAAAGATAATGGTGCGTATACATCAACCCCACAGTTCACAACAAACTCATACACATTTACACCAATCGTTCAAGGTGTTTATGAGTTCCTTGTCTACTCAATTAACATAGCTGGTAACTTCTCGGCACCAGCATCACAGACATACACACTTGATACCTCTGGTGGTGGTAGTTCGTCTAGTCTTGCCGATGTCACAGGATTGTATGTACTTGGTACTACTGGCACAGCATGGACAGGTGAGGACCTATCCATTACTTGGACCAATCCAGCAGCTAACCAAGGTCTGTTGAAGGACTTCGTTGTTGATTTCAAAACGACAACCGGAACACTACTTCGTTCTGTAATTGTTCCTAACGTTAATGGTGGCTCTGCGCAATCCTACGTTTACACATGGGCAATGAACCAAGTAGACGGTGGTCCAAATCGTTCAATTGCAGTCACGGTGTATTGTCGTGATGCCTACAATGACTTGACCGTTGGTACAACCGCAACGATGACGAATGCGGCACCACCAGTGCCATTGAACATCAGCGCAAGTCCTGGTCTACAGTCTTGCATTATTGCGTGGACACCAGAAACAGGAACGGATGTTGCTGGTTATATTGTTTGGTACTCAGAAACTAGTGGTTTCACACCATCTTCTGCAAATGCAATTGATTGCGGTATGTCAGCATTGGCATCACTACCAAATCTAACAAAGAATACAAACTACTACTTCATTGTTGCTTGTTATGATGTCTTTGGTAAGTCATTGACAGGTTCCGGCTTGAACTTATCAAGTCAGTTGGAGTTTACAACTCCATCTAATGTAGGTACGCCATCTGGTTCTTCACTACCTACAACAGGAATGACAGCTGGTGATTTCTTCTTCCTTACAACAACCAGCACACTTTACAAGTATTCAGGGACGGCTTGGATAGCAGTTGGTGTCCAGGAGGGTGCTTCTTTACCAACAACGGGAATGAATATCGGTGATGTATTCTTCCTGACAACAAACGGAAAACTGTATCGCTATACAAGCACTGGTTGGACAACAGCAGTAGATGGAGCGGATATTGTTGCGAATAGTATTGCCGCAAATAGCATTGTCACAGGTTCGTTGACAACAGCACAATTCTCCACTGGTTCTTTGAATGCATCAGTACTAACCCTTGGTTCCGGTACTTCTGCACTATTCAGTGTCGGTAGTTTGACTGGCGACAGAATTACAGCAAACTCAATTGTGGCAGGTCAGTTGAACGTAGCGACGTTGTCAGCAATTACGGCAAATGTTGGAACGCTAACAGCCGGAACAATCTCAAATAACAGTGGCACAAACACAATCAATCTAAGTGCGACTGGTTCTTCGTACTTCATTGATACACCAAACTTCACAGTTACAGCATCTGGTGTTGCATCTGTTTCAAGCCTATCTTCATTGAGTGCAAACCTTGGAACCGTCACAGCTGGTGTTGTTCAGAACAGCTCTGGCTCCGCAAAGTTTGACTTAACCAATGGTGAAATTGTTTTCAACAATGGCTCGTATATGAAGGTAACAGGAACTGGTTTCGGTTCTTCAAATCAGTTCATTGAATGGTACGGACCAACACAATCATCTCTTTCAACCTGTACAGAAACGAATGCATTGTTCTATTTGACTACCTCTGGTGGTGCGTACTTCGGAGGCACATTGCTTGCAGGTACTTTGACGAACTCCACACAGGCAACTGTTTTGAGTAATACAAACGTTGCAGACCTTGGACCTTATAGTTCAAACGGTGGCACGATTACTATTACATACTCGTTTAGCTTTACAGGCTATACATCGTTCCCAGGTACTAGCGCTGGATTGTCAAGCTACAACAGCGTGACAAAGCAGGCACCAAACTACACAATTGTTCTTTCACAATCGATTGGCGGTGGTGCATTCACTGACGTTGCAACTTTGAGTGGCACTGGTACGTATGATGATTTAGCACCAGTTCCCGCTGATGTGGCACCAGGATATTACAGGCAAAATATGGGTGGTTCCGGAACCTATACGGATACTGCGCATTCAACGGCTACACGCGAATATAAGCTTCGAATTACAACCTGGAATAACATCGATTCAACCGTAACAGCGAATACATTGGCAATTCAATCGGTTGAGTAAGAGGGATAACGTGGTTGGGCATAAATACCTCCTGAAACAGGAGTCGTTTAATGTCTACATCTATCTCATTTATCCCACAGGAATGTGATTTATCCCTTTATCAAGGGGCACCAGTATTGCTTGTTTGTTCCTGTGTTGATTCTACGAATACACCAATCAATATGACTGGTGGTTCAATTCTCGCAACAATTCGAGCTGGTCAATCTAGAACATCAACCCTTATTGCAACATTCACAGTGACTTGGGTTGCGCAAAGCACTGGTCAATTCAATCTATCACTAGCTTCTTCTGTGACTGACGCATTCAGCTTCTCTGGTAATGCGTACTGGGATATTTTCTATCAGGACGCAAACACACCAGCTAATGATTACCCACTTGTCTGGGGAATCGTAACAATGCAGTCTGATGTGAGCTATTAATGAGCGGGCCATACGTAGCTAATCTAAATTTGACAGTTAATGCACCTTCGCAGGTGCTTAATATCTCTGCCGTTGCCCCAGCACAGACATTGACTGTTGGTGTTGCGGGTATGCAAGGTGCGCCAGGGTTTTACACATCATTGCTTGGCACGACCAATGAAGTGAACATTGCGTTTTCTGGAACTGGTGGAACCGTAGCAACGTTCTCATTGCCGCAAGCAATTGCAACATCATCAAGTCCATCATTCAATGGTCTATCGGTAACTGGTGGAACGATGACGGTCAGTTCAGCTACTAACCCACAAGTCCTAATTCAGAATACATCCAATGGTCAGCACTATGCATATGGCTACAATCTTGGTAGTACGGTATTCGGCATCTACGACAGCACAGCTGGTACTTGGCGTTTGCAAATTGCGGATACCACAGGTGTTATAACAATACCAACAAATGTCGCATCTACTTCACCCACAACTGGCTCATTAACAGTAGTTGGTGGTGTTGGTATTGTAGGTGCTGTTTATGCAGGCTCGGTTTACGACAACAGCAATCGTGTTGTAACAAGTCTAACAGCTGGAACGGATATTGCTATTACCGGAACAGCACCATCATTGACAATCAATGATACGAGTACATTACAAACCGTATGTTCAAGAGGCAGCACAACCACAACATCACTAACTGCTGGTGTTATTGCTGCAAATGCACAAGTGTATGGTCATTCCATTATTCCAACATATTCGAGCGTTCCAACAAACGGAATGTTTCTACCAAACACAAATCAAGTTGGTTTCAGCGCCAATTCTTTAACTCAATTAACACTAAGTACAAGTGCGGTTGTTGTGGGTAACTACACATACGATCCAACACAGCATAGTCTTTCTTGCTCAAGCGGTACGATTTTCTCAAACAACTCGATTGTCTCAACGACCTATCCGGCTATCGGGTTCAATACATATTACGACACAACAAATAATGCTTGGACCGCAACAGTCACTAACAACTATGGCTATTACATTCGTAGTGACAATGCCGGTAATTTGGTCATCTATTCTGTTAACAATGTAACAACGGCTGGTAGTTCCGTAGCGGCACAAACGGCAGCAATTGCAAGCTTTGTTACTGGCTCGTCTACAACAAGCACTGGTGGATTTGCAATCTCCCGAACCACAGCGTCAACATCTACAACAACGGGTGCACTAACGGTAGCTGGTGGTGCAGGTATTGGAGGAGCGGTATATGCATCGTCATTCAATGGTGCAGGTACTGGTCTGACAGGAACTGCTGCTTCACTAACGGTAGGAGCAGCAACTAATGCAACTAGTGCGACAACATCTACAAACATTTCTGGTGGAGCATCAAATTCTCTTGTCTATCAAACAGGAAGTGGTGCAACTGGCTTCATTGCTCCAAGCACAAACGGATATCAACTTACAATGGTATCTGGTGCTCCAGCGTGGGCGCCATCAGCAGCAACAACCGCAACCAACCTTTCAGGTGGTTCAGCAGATTCGATTCCGTATCAGACAGCTGCTGGTGCAACTAGCTTTATTGCAGCTGGAAGCAATGGTCAGATTCTAACAATGGTATCTGGTGTCCCAGCGTGGGCAGCCGCACCGGTTGGTACTTCAATCACTGGTACAGCAAATCAAATTACCGCTTCATCTTCAACTGGTGCAGTAACACTAAGCCTACCAGCAAACATTGTTACGACATCAGCAGCCAGTGGAACAAATGCGCTTGTACTTAATACTGCAAATAGTGCTTTTGGTGCAACAGCAACCACAAACGCAACTTTGTTGTTACAAAATTCAAGCAGTACAGCTCAAACAAATATTGACTTCGCTATTGGTTCAACGCTGAATGGCCGTATACGAAATGACTATGCGGGTAACATGAATTATGTTGCTACGGCTAGTGGTATGCACGACTTCTTTGTTGGTGGTGATTCTGGTACAGGTTCCACGGTACTTCAATTATCATCAGCAGGTGCTGGAGTTACAGGATCGCTAGGTGTTTCCACATACATTAATGTTGGTGGTGGTACTGCTAGTACCACCGCAGGTGACATCACAGTTAGCCGTGCCGGTGGAACAACTGGCGTTATCTTCTTTGGTAATTCATCACAGGGTAAGTATTTGTACTTTGACGGTACACAATATAACTTACCAGGTGCTGCCCTAAGTGTGGGTGGAAATGTACAAGCAGCATCTTTTAATGGCTGCACTATACCTGCGGCCGGTTCTGTTCCTGGTGCTAACGGTATTCCTCGTACTGATGCCAATGGATATTTGTATACCTACTATATTAATGATAGCTCACCAACTGAAACGTTTACACCAACGTACATTTATGGTAACAACGGTAGCGACAACTTTATCCGTAGAACAGCACAATCAAACGTAACAGCAGGTGCATGTTCTGGCAACTCAGCAACCGTCACGTGTTATGGTGGACGAACTGATCCCACTGCATACCCTATCCTTTGGGCTAACCCAGGTAGCACTACAGCTTCGCAACCAACCTACGCCTGTTCAGCGGTCACAATCACATCAAGCACTGGAACGGTCACAGCATCTGGATTCACAACATCTTCAGACCGAAACAAGAAAGACAACATCCGTCTCATTGTGAACGCAGAAGAAATTGTTCAGAACTTAAATGGTGTTAGGTTCGATTGGAAGGCAAACGGTCTTCCATCGGCGGGTGTCATTGCGCAAGATGTTGAGGCTGTATTGCCTGAACTTGTTACAACAGATGACGAAGGTGCGAAAAGCGTCAACTACAACGGTTTGATTGGCGTTCTAATTGAAGAAGTGAAAGCTCTTCGCAAGGAGTTGAACGCTCTTAAGGCACGGTAATGACTACTGGCTTTAAGCATTCAACAAGCGATTTAAGTTCTGTACTTGCTCCATACGCATCAGGTGGAAGTTTAGGTACGGTTACACAAGCGTCAGCAACGGGAATGAAGGTCGGCAGCAATGACCTGAATGCACTGTTTGCTGCTGTGGCTCATGGCTCGGCAGCAAGTGCTACTGGCTTCAAAGTAGGTAGCACAGATGTTGGCTCTATCTTCGCTGCAATCGGAACTCCAGCCTATCAAGTCTCATTCAACACTGCTGGCTCGGGGACATTCACAGTTCCATCTGGCGTCTCAACACTAGTAATTGAAGTATGGGGTGCATCTGGTTCAGGTGGCGCAGGCACTGGTTCCGCTTGTACAGCAAAAGGTGGTGGCGGTGGCGGTGCCGGAGGCTATTGCAGAACATCTGTCAGTGTCAGTGCTGGTCAAACTCTGGCATACACAGTCGGAACTGCCGGTGCTCCTTCTGACAGTGCAGGAACTGCATCAACGGTTTCATCAGGCTCTCTTTCAATCACAACAATGACGGCAAATGGTGGTGGAGGTGGTGGCAATGCTAGCAGCTCAATTACTGGTGGAGCCGGTGGAACAGCGTCAGGTGGCAATCAAGCAAACACATCGGGAGGAGCAGGTGGCAATGGCGGATTAGGTACTACCGGACACGCAGGTTCTGGAGTTGCAGGTGTACATGGCACTGGTGGAAATGGCGGTGCCGGTGGTAGACAGTCTGGTGTTGCAGGTGGCACAGGACAAGCTGGGCTAATCAGCTTCTATATGACGTGATGCCATGACACATTTTAAACACTACAAGT